TGTGCCGTTACGAGATGTCAACGACGAGGATGGTAGGATCGCCCTGTGTACTCTATCAGCGATCAATTGGGGCAATGTAAAAAGCCCACATGACTTCGAAAAGATGTGTCGGTTGGCAGTTCGCGGGTTGGATGCTTTGTTAAGTTATCAAAACTATCCAATTCTTGCAGCAAAACTAGCTACAGAAGAATTTAGGCCGATTGGTATTGGTATTATTAATTTTGCCTACTTCTTAGCTAAAAACGATGTTAGTTATAGTGACCCTAAAGCATTAGCTTTAGTTGACGAGTATGCAGAAGCTTGGTCATACTATTTGATCAAAGCTTCTGCGGACCTCGCCGAAGAGCAAGGCCCTTGCATCAGATGGCAAGATTTAAAGAGTGCCAAGGGTGTATTACCTATTGATACTAGAAAACGAGATGTGGACGAATTGGTGCCCTACCAAGAGCGCATGCCTTGGCAATCACTACGCGAACAAATCCAACGTACTGGTCAGCGCAATGCTACACTAATGGCACTAATGCCAGCAGAAACATCAGCGCAGATTAGTAACGCTACTAACGGAATTGAGCCACCACGTTCGTATGTGTCAGTAAAGCAAAGCAAACACGGTGCATTACGCCAAGTTGTGCCCGAATATCGTCGTTTAAAGAACAAATATGAACTACTTTGGGACCAAGTTAGCCCCGAGGGTTATCTCAAGCTATGTGCGGTACTACAAAAGTATATAGATCAAGGTATTTCGGTTAATACATCATATAATCCACAATATTATGAAGATGAAAAGATTCCTATGTCGGAAATGTTACAGCATCTTCTAATGTGCTACAAGTATGGATTGAAACAATTATATTACTTTAATACGTTTGACGGACAAGGTGAAATTAACGTTGACAAGTTAGTTGAATCTAGCCCAACAGAAACTGAACAAACGTATCAAGATCAAGAAGATTGCGATAGTTGCGTAATCTAGGACATTCAATGAAAAAATTAAATTTTTGGGATCTATCCCCAATCGCTTCCCCGGATGTAGATAACCTGGAGCTTTATGATTATACAACTCCGGGAATTCCTAGAAGATATTGGCGTAGAGAAGATTTCCAGCCGGTGTCTGATTATCTAATGAGCTTACGTGAGGACCTTACTCGGGATTTTTTAAAAGGACATGCATCGTTAGCCGATGCAGTTAAAGAAAAAAATTTACCAGGTGTCCTTGATAATCGTACCGAACTACGTGGTTTAGATATTGACGAATTGGTTCGTAAACAAGCAGCGTCAGATTTAAAAGCATGGAAAGCCCTAGGCTTTCGTTACGAGCATAGAAAAATAGGAAGCACTACTAACTTCAAACACGGTGTTAAGAATTATCCAACCGCTTACAAATTAATGAAAAAATTTGAAGGCGATATTGGAATAGCATCTTACAGTGTTATAGAACCAAAGAGTGTTATTGAAAGACACACCGGCCCTGAAAACAGAGACGGCGAATATCTTAGAATACATATCCCATTGATTATTCCCGAAGGAGATGTATTTTTTGAATGTTTAGGTGAAGTTATAAAATGGGATGATATATGGGGCTTCAACAATCAATTAATCCACAGCGCACACAATTATACTGACGAATATCGTTTAGTGTTTTTGATTGATTTACGCAGAACTGCAATTGGTTTAGAACCCGGGGAGCCATTTGACGAGAAATGGCAAATACATGCAAAACCTTTTGTTAGAGAAAACCAATTATGAGTTTAAGAAAATATATTAATTTAGTTGAAAACGCTAGTGGCAGCATTAGCGATGAATGGTTCCAGAATGGCGGCTTTAAAACATACAAGAAACCCAATCCTGAAAAGTACACTGTTGCTCAACAAGATGGTACTATCCAAACCCTAGAAGGTCCAGTTGCATACAAAGCAGGGTACTACATTCTAACCGGACCAAAAGGTGAACAATATCCTATGCCGCCTGAGAAGTTTGCCGAACTTAAAGACGACGCAGGTAATGGAGTTTGTTATCCTAAGAAAATTATTAAACTAGCTAAATTAGCCGATCATGACGGCTCGGTTGCAACTAGTTGGGGAGAAGTGTTAAACTATACCACTGGCAATGATTATATTGTAAGACACGGTCCCGGCGACTATGGTGTAGTAAAGAAAGATATTTTTGCAAAAACTTATGTACAGGAACAATGATGAGCGTATTTAATATTAATAATAAAAATAAGCACACCGAATCTTTAGCCTTTTTGGATGATTCAGGTACGCAACCTATTCAACGTTACGATGTATTAAAGTATAGACAATTCGATAAACTAACAGATAAACAACTAGGATTCTTCTGGCGACCAGAAGAAGTAGATGTACTTCGAGATGCCAAGGACTTCAAAGAACTCACAGAACATGAACAACATATTTTTACAAGCAATCTTAAGCGACAAATACTTTTGGATAGTGTTCAAGGCCGTAGTCCTAACCTTGCTTTCCTTCCCATTGCTACTATTCCTGAGCTCGAAACTTGGATTCAGACATGGGCCTTTAACGAGACTATTCATAGCCGTAGTTACACTCACATTATTCGCAATGTTTATGCCAATCCTAGTGCAATTTTTGACGAGCTAACCGACATTGGTGAGATCGTTGATTGTGCCGGCGATATTAGTAAGTATTACGATGACCTAATTGAATCTGTACAGTACTACAATTTACTAGGCGTAGGAACACACACAGTTAACGGTAAAGAAATTGTTGTAGATAGATATGAGCTAAAGAAAAAGTTATGGCTCTGTCTTAATAGTGTTAACGCATTAGAAGGCATTCGCTTCTATGTTAGTTTTGCTTGCTCATGGGCATTTGCAGAACTAAAGAAAATGGAAGGCAACGCAAAAATTATTAAACTAATCGCCCGGGACGAAAACGTACATTTAGGGTCTACGCAAACCCTTCTCAAATTGCTTCCACAAGATGACCCGGACTATGCTGCTATTCGTGAAGCAACTAAACTCGAATGTGAAGCTATGTTCTTGCAGGCCGCAGCACAAGAAAAAGCATGGGCACATTATTTGTTTAAAGATGGATCAATGATTGGTCTTAATGAGCAATTGTTAAGTCAGTATGTTGATTGGTTGACTTGCAAGCGTATGACAGCAGTAGGATTAAACTGCGGCATGAAACCAGGATCAAATCCATTACCATGGACAGCCAAATGGATTGCCGGCGCTGAAGTACAAGTTGCTCCACAGGAAACTGAAATTAGTAGTTATGTAATTGGTGGTACAAAACAAGATGTTGATCAAAACACATTTAAAGGATTTAGTTTGTAATGTTAACAGTGTATTCAAAAAATAATTGCCCGTTTTGTGATCGGGCAAAACAATTGTTAGAAAGTAAAGGAGTTCCTTATAACGAAGTTAATATCGAAAAGGATCCAGACTCAAGACAAATGTTAGTAGACAAAGGTCTAAGAAGTGTTCCTCAAATATTTCACGGATACGAACTTATTGAAGGTGGCTTCAATGGTTTAGCAAAACAACCAGATAGTTTTTTCAAAAAATTTCAAGGATAAAAATGTTAATCAATAAAAAGTATGATTCAGGTGATATCATTGCCTTCAAGGTAGTCAATGGAGACGAGATAGTAGCAAAAATTGTAGAAGAAACAGCCACAGAGTTTGTAGTAGATAAACCTTGCACTGTTATTCCTAGTGCCCAGGGCATAGGACTAGTTCAAAGCCTGTTTACCAGCGACCAAAAACATAGCATAAGTATTAGTAAATCTCATGTTATTATGCACAGTACGGTGATAGATCAGATGGAAAAACATTACATCCAGACCACAACTGGCATACAACCTGTTACTAAAGGAAGTATAGTAATTTAATGTCAGCTATAGCTCGCGATCAAGATACTAACGAAGAAGGTGGCGCAATAATTTCTAGTGCGTCAACTGTAAAAGTTAATAACAAATTAGTAGGTCTAGTGGGAGATACAATTACTCCTCATGCACCTTGGGGACCATCTCATCCGCCGCACGAAGCAGCTACTATTACTACTGGCAGCGGAACTGTAAAAGCAGATGGTAAATTTGTTGCATGGGTCAATAGCGGTAACACCTGCGGCCATAGTATTATTGTGGGCAGTCCTGATGTAAAAGTCGGTCAATAATATGTCTACAGTAAGTTCAGCACAAACAATAGCATTAGCAGGACTGTTAAATGGCCAAGGCCTAACAGTTAGTCAATCCATGTTGTCCACGGTGTCTGAATTTAACTCTAAATCTTTTGTAGTGCTGATAGACAACATATATGCAGGATCTAGCAATACAGCCAGTAACGTAGCCGGCTTGGCAGCAAATTTATCTTTATTGCCTAAATGGGTCACTGGACGAGATTCTAATGTTTCTATTACTAATACTGTAACAACAAGAGCAAACACTATACTAGTAAGTTCGGTCTCGGGATATAAAAATTTTACAACATTTGTATCTCAAGCATCAGGATTTAGTTCGGCAGTGCTTCCATGGTATTCTAGTTTACAAAAATACGAAGGACAAAGTTTTGCTAATATTGGATTAGGAAACAAAACATATACAGATATGACTTCTGTTGGGGCGACTAGATACTTTGCTGCTCTAAAGAAAAATCCTGAAGGTATCAATCAGGCTATTAAAGATTTAGCTTCGGCTATTACAGCCATGGGCACGGCGTTCGATTTTACTATTATAAATCTTACCTTCACGCCTTTAAACTTTTTAGATAACTTGCGTAAGCAAGGTTTAGGAAGCATACTTGCACCTTATCTTCGAACAGTATATACTGATCAAACCGCACGAAATGATCAACAATTAATTGAAATGTTTCGTGGCGTAACTGATTACGATTTAACTAAAGTACTAAATGTTGTAGGAGTGCAAACACGACCTGGTGTGAAAATAGAAACACTTGCAGATTTATTTGACAGTAAAAAAATGTTACCAAATAATTTGCAACCATTGTCACCAACTGGTTCGATGACTGACTTAGTAAATTCTGTTGGCCAGTTAGGTGGAAATTATACCAGTGGTAGTGAGTTGGCTAACTATTTGAACACTTTGGTGACTACAGATAATCTAACACAGTTGGAAGCACAATCTCAACCATTGCCAGCAGATGTAGTATCAACTATCGAACCTACAATTGGTCGAGGTTTTGGAACTGGCCCATTAGGAAATCCCGTAATATTAGATTTCATTGGTACGGTGGCCGGATCGAATGTAACGCCTAACTTTAGAACCATC